GGACGATAGCAAAGAGTCCATTGAGTGCGTACTTACGAGCGTAAGAGCTAGCTGACCCAGTAATCTGTGAGTCATCCATACCCTTGCGAGTCTCTGATTCTCTAGCGAATCCATTTGCTTGGATGGTGTATTCACCGCCTTCGGTGCAAGCTAGCACAGCCATGGCCTTGACGTATATACGTCCACCTACTTCGACTACATCATCAGTAATAACAAGCGTGCAATTCCACTCAGCGAGCAGAGGTTTGACAGCTGTTAGTATATCTTCAGCGGAACGGTAAGCGTACCCGCCGAACTTGTTAGTCTGCCCCTTCGGAGCTTTGAGGGATGACTGAATCCCTTTGAGTTTTGAATGAATATTCAATTTATTCATGTTTATGTTTAGTTAGTTCACGGAATAGTTTGGTTCGTTCTGAGGCATTAGAACATTCCATGAGTTGTTTTCGTTTTGCCCCTAGATTTACTAAAATGCCCTTCTGATTTTCGGATGTCAAGGCTTTAAATTTTTTTGTAAGTTGAGTCAATCCCACGGGGTGCAATACATCCAGTTGCTCCTGCTCCAGGTAGTCTGCTATGCCGCGCAGCACGTCGGGTAAATGATCCTGGCTGATCTGGCATCTGCGGTAAGCGAAGTTCTCGATCTTACCCAACAAGGCATTACCTACCCTTGATACTACACCGCGGACCATTCCGGACTGATGGCAGTGATCCACTACCCAGTCAGATGTCTTTCGCAGTATCAGTGGACAAGTTTTGGGCTGATGTTTGGCCCTCCAGTCCTTGAGTTTATTTTGTGGAAGATACATTGAGTTCCCTAAGTAAATCCTTGAGGGCGTTCTTCTCTTGCGTTAGGTTCTTACGTTGCTCCATCATCCTTTCTATTCTGAAGGACAGAGTCCGTGACTCCTGTCGGATCATATCGATCCTAGTCTGTATTCTTTCGACGTTACTTTCTACTTGTGTCATACTCATATTATTTTAATGTTTATATATTAGGTGTGTTATAAAAATTCCTGTGCCTGTGCCTGTCATTGCGCCGAAAGAGTAGACTAAGCGTATCCAGTTAGAAGCAAAAACTACTCGCCCTACATTTATTGTCCAGACAAAAGATATGAGGAAGCCAACGATGGTTGCTCCGACCCACTCTTGATTTGCAACCTGGTAGGTATTGGTAGCTATGAGTGTGACTTGCAGCCATGAGTATAGAAATGTTTTAATCATCTGCTCCTATCTCACAAGACTCACCGCAAGATGAACCAGTGTCTAAAAATACATCGTAGCTTGCTTGGCTAAACATTTGCGTTTGATCTGAATCCCTGTATGGCTCAAAGTTGCCTTCTCTTGCCATCCTAATAATATCCACCGTGTCCATGTATTTTCTGAAGAAATGTCTTCTTGTTATTCCGGCATCTATCTCATTTTGATTAACCTTGTGTGCGTATTTTTCTTCCATAGCTGCTGGAAAATCAAACACAGATTCATCCTCCTGTGCCAAGGTTGCCAACTTCCGCATAGATTTTTTCCAACACCAAGTGCAGTTGCCCCAATGTTCCCCAGATAATTCTAAATCAAACGGCCATGACGCACATTCAGACTTTACGTCTTCCTTTGCCCAGCCAGCATCAACCAATGGGTAAACAAATTTATGTTCCAATCTTTTTTCGCTAACCCTATCTATTTCGTCAGCACGAATGCCAATCGCTGTCCAATATTCTTTATTTTTCCAACCCAAAGCATTTCGAAGATAGTGCCGCATAGGAACTTCTTTCAAATCTCTCGTACACCAAAACCAGTTAGGAGGTCCACATAATCCAAGTTTTTTAATTGCGTCTTCAAATGGTTCCCCGTATCTAGATGCTGTTTCGTAATCAACTATCCTATGCCTGGGTCCAATCCCTTTCTCTTGATTTATAACGGCTTCTACCCACACTACGCCCCAATCAAAATGCTTGTCACATTGATTAACAAACTTGAGTGTGTTTTCATGCTCGCACCCGGTGTTGGCAAAGGTAATAGCGATGTCGTGCGTATCAGAAAACTTCTCAACGCACAGCTTAGTCATAACAGCAGAGGTGCGACCCCCGCTAAAACTAATCGCTAATTTGGGTTTCATATTACGGAAACTTTAGTTTTAGGTAAAGACGGTGGGCATCAAAGTTTTCTAACCCGCAGCGGATTTCTATTTCTTTGATAATTTCTTCTTTGCCCCAGCCAGAATCTTCTAGGTTTTGAATGTATTCTATAGTCATATTATTTTTTGTAGTTTCGTTCTTTAATTTGGTTTAATATCTGTCGTAAAGATTTGAGATATATTCCCGTCTCATGCTTCTTTTTTGCCGTTAGAGCTTCTTCAACAATGTTCAAAGCCATCGTTACAAGTTCATCAATCTCTTTCATTTAGTCTTTCTATTTTGAACACTACTTTTTGAAGGGACGAAGTTGGCTCTGCTCAAGTGCATAACCTTTTCCGTAACCTAGATCCTTTATGTTTTTCTTGTTTATTAGTTCCTTCTTCCAGCACCAGCCAACCATCTTTACAGTCCAACGATCCGGCGTGATGCACATGATATACATATCTACATTGGGGTTGTCCTTGAGGGTTGCCAGTAGCTTTCCGAGGGCGTGGTGAGTGCTTTTGACATCGTAGGAGTAACCGTTCATTACCCCATCGGCTGACCCAGCGCGAGGGCTGAGGCCGAGGTCAAAAAATACATTGAAATGTTTGGCTACCGCATACTCAGCGGTAACGCCTTGTGCATCTATATCTAGCCCAGCCATGTCGGTTCGTTTCATGTCCTTGACCTTGTTGCCTCTGGACAGCACGGACCGTAGGTGTCCTACGTGCTGGCACATCATGACTTCGTCGTCAGTTAAATTAATCTCTATCATTCCGTGATTCCATTTTTGTATGAACATCTATTATTTTTAATGCCTTTTCATTATATTCTTTAATGATGTTTGGTGTTGGCTCTGGTCTGTCGTCCGTCCAGTTGCCCCTCATGATTGAGTCCCTAAGAACTATGAGTCCAGTAATGGCGTGAGATATATGATGCAACCCTGAATCAGGATCATTGTCCTCCCCCTCATACCATGCGGCTAGATGTCGGAACGCAGCATCATAATACACTGAGCCGCGAACACCTACGTCTCTCCAGTTAAATTTACCATACTTTAAGTCACCGTGAAGTTTAACTAGACCAGCCTCAAGTAGCACGTTGACTGGCATACCTGAGATTGGAACCTTTTTAATTCCACAGGCATCTTTTGGATTAGTTTCTTTACTCATAATTATTGTTTTACTGCGGGTTCCATTCGTAGCATCCAATAAAGGTTAGCCGCGGCTTTGGCTACACTAATACCCCACTGGCTTTCTTCATCCGTCCACTCGTAGTGCATATGCTCTGCGGTATCGCAGTCCACTATGACAGATCTAATTTTTGGTAGGTAAGGTAGTCTTTGTAAGTGCATCAGCATGTACGCTTCAATGGCTAGCTGACAGCAGTCCTTTTGGTATCGCTTAGCCTTACCTTTAGTATTTACACGGCACTTGTAGTCCGCGAGAAAGATTCTGGAGTCCTTGATACCTACGAAGTCAACGGAGCCGGCAATCTTAATGCCCCCGTGACTGACTACTTTTTCGCAGCCCAAGGCTTGGACATTGTTGTCATCAATCCAGTCCAGAAATGGCATAGCCCACTTATCCCAGCACGATTTACCTGGGTGTTCGTCGATGCCTAGAACATGGTGATTTATCATACGCTCGATAGTTCCGTGAACCGATGTGCCGAACTCATGCGATGGTATCAACTCACCATCCTTTGGGTGCGGTCTAGTTCCGTAGACCATCTCTGCAAGATTTGCCCAAGGCAAGTCAGGATGCTCTCTGGCTAAATCCGTCATCATCTTTGGCCTGTAGACTTCATCAAGGAACGAGTCCTTGACTATGCCTAGCACCGTCGTAACTGACGGATAAATATCTGCGCCAGCTTTACGGGCTTGTGCAGGAGTCCCCACCCTCGCCTCAAACTGAGGCTCGGATGGGTTCTTGCAGTTGTAGAAGTGACTCATATTTCCTCTTGATCGAGGATGAAATTAAGTCCATCGCGGAGAGCATCGAGGTCAGAGCATTCGTTTGTATCATACTCGTGCTTGCATAGTTCCACTCCGTCACCGTTCATAATTATTATAGTTCTTTGTCCCGATTTAACTATGTTGTCCACGTAGCACGGAAACAAGTGCCTTTGCCCCATCAAAGCAAGTAGTTGTGTGTCGCTGCGAGGCTCTAGCTCGGTCTGGATTGGCATGATATATCGATCCCCAGCTTCAAGTTGTCCGATGCGAGCATCAGAGAATCTGCCACGGAGTCCCATGGCTGATACGATTTCATCATGAGGCAAGCCTATGGCTGGCCCGTCTGGATACGTGTGTATTTTTACTTTCATATGTTTAGTTGGTTGGTTTTATGTAGGCACAGCTTCACTTAAAAACTGTGCAGGAAAATTCTAGTAACATGTTGGATCATTCTAGTAACAAGGTGGAGTATACGATTAACATAACTTACACCTGATTCCATATAAGGATACCCTAGCTTTTATGTCAAGTAAAAGTTTGGTAAGTGATTTAAGTTCAAAGATATTTAATTATCTTACACGCTTGTCAGTATGCGGTAAATTAAGCCTTCCCTTAGCCGCGTAGTATTGATTCAAGCTTATCGTGCTGTCATTTATAACTTCTTTTAATTTTCCGTGACCGCTAGCAACTAGCTTGTTTATCCTTTTGGCTTCATCGTTTATTCTTTTGGTGTCCTTCGCCCTTTTTGCCCTCAGCATTTTTGTGCTGTAAATGCCACGACGGATTGCAAGGTGACGCATTGCCTCTGGTCTACCCTCCCACGGGGTTCCCTTAACAGCTTGGGGCCAACTCATTTTTTGTTCCTCGACTCGCATGATGACCAGTGACAGCCAGTTAGCCTCAGCCTCTGGATCGACACAGATTTTTTGCCTGTTCGGTCTACGTTCTACGCCATCGGTAATGTCCGCAGTCTTGAGGAGTTCGTGATATTTTTCTGTCATGGACTGGCAAAAAGCCAGCGCGGATCTTGCTGATTCTGAATACATATTAGTTTGTGGTTAGTGATTAAATGGTGGAGGTGGGAGGATTTGAACCCCCGTCCCCAGTGCTTAACCAGGTCGATAGCCTTGCACCCCCTGTTAGTTGTTACGCTGCGCGGCATCGCCTGGCAGTCTCGTTTGAATGCTACAAAAAAACGTAGCCTTGTCTACCAAAAAAGCCCGCACCTGTGAAGGTGCGAGCCTAATTTTTAGAGGTAGTTTGATATGATTGTGACCGCCAGCAGTATGCCGCCAACAATGATGCTCCAGAATACGATAAACGCACTCTCCTCTTGCTTGTCTGTCTTGACTAGCTTGTTTGGTTTTTGGTTTTTCATAGTTAGTATGTGGGTTAGATGTATTTTCTGAGGACATTCATCTCGTCCTCTGAGACTTCGGTGATGTCGTAGATTTCATTGACCCTCTCCCAGTCATCGCCTCCGATGTCGAAGGCTTCGGTGACTTGTCTCATTGCTGATTCCCTGTCGAAGGCAGAGAAAAGGTAGTGAGTGTAGGTTTCGTATTCGCCGATCCTCACGAGGATCGTTGCGATGTATTGGCATGGCATTTGTATTTTCATAATTTTGATTGGTTTGTGTTAGTTGATTTGTAAGCGGAATGCTTACACCCAAAAAGCCCCAGCCTTGAAGGGCTGGAGCTGCTGGTTTGTTACACTTTGGTAGTTACATTTGTAAGGGACTGACACGAGCAAGAATTCCCTGAAGAACCCTCCTCGACATCCCACTCGATATCTCCGACATCTACTTGAGCCATAGCTTCGTAAGGTGCATCGAATTCGTTTTCAGCTTCTACTGTTACTTGTATAGTTGCTGTGCATATGTATGTTTTACTCATGATATTTTATATTTGATTGGTTCGTGTTAATCGTAAGCAGCATGCTTACACCCAGAAAGCCCACACCCCAGAGGAGTGTGAGCTGTGTGGATTAGTCTATCTCATTGATGATCTCAAAGCCGCGCTTGATCGCCTTGAGCTTATCTTCGGCATTCTCCAGTTCATAGGCTAGATGGTAGCTGATCTGGAACATAAGGTGAGGATGATTCTCACGTATTATGTTGTGCGCTAGGAGGTCACGAAGGTTTGAGAGAAAACTCCCGTAAAGATCCTCGTTGATCACCCACTGTCTGATCGTGGACATTGGGTCATGGAAGCGGTCTAAGTCCTCTCCGAACAGGTCGAATAGACGTTTGACGGCAGCGTCAGTAATTTTGTATTTCATACTATTTACCTCCCTTCAGTGGCATTGTGTTATAGTTGCTGATGAGTTCAGCGGCGAACTGAGTGAACTCAAGTTCGGTCATGGGCTTTTCGCCCGTGAGTAAGCACTGATTCTTGTGTTGTATGTATGCGTCTTTTATTGTCATGATTTTGATTGGTTGTGTGTTAACGTAGACAGGCCAGAGGTGACCTGCTTACACCCAAAAAGCCCACACCCCAAGGGAGTGTGAGCTGTTGGTTTTAGATGTAGGCAGAAACCTTGTCAAAGGGACAGTTCAAGACGCTAGCTAAGTGCGCCTTATCGACTTTGACTTGCAACTTGCGCCACTTGTCGGCTTTAGCTTTCGATTTGAATCCGTCACTGAGGGGCATCCAATGCTTGCCTCCAGCATGTCCAATGCAATACCAAAGCTTGTCATTGGGATTTTGTGCAATTTGGTTTGCCTTATATTTTGATTTAATTTGCATAATTTTGATTGGTTAATGTTAGTGTGAAATGGACGGACTCAGCGGCATAGCTTGTGCCGCCTTTGGACTTCTGTGTGAAACCTACGTGCCTTCATCCGTCGATGAAAACACTGCTGCAGGCACCTTTTAATTCACGGGTCAAAGCCCTGTCCGTCTACCCAGAAAGCCGTGACCCCGAAGAGCCACGGCTGTGGTGCTATTTGATCTTGAGTTCGATCACCAGTTCGGGTTCTTTGCCCGTTCCCCAAGATGTGACTGACCCCCAGTCATTTACCCAAGGTTCGATCAGATCGCCGACCTCATACCCATTGAGGGTGACGTGGCTTTTCTTCAACTCCGCCTTGGTTTCGTCTGTCCACCGGCTCTCGACGGGGTCGAGTTCGATACGATAGACGCGTGCCGTGTGGGTCTCGTCCTTCTTGGTGTTCAAGTTGTAGAACGATTTGACTCTGGCATTTTCCAATGCCTTCAACAGGTCTGGGGATCGACCCCAGAAGCCGTGGCTTGTGACCACAACGTAACGGATAAAACTTTCGTTTTTCTCAGTCATAGTTTTGATTGGTTGATGTTATTGGCTCTCCCCATTCACAGCGGCTTGAGACGCTCGCAGACTTGCGGCTGGGTTACCAATCTGTGTCCCACTTGCTACGTCATCGATGGTGCCGTTTGGCATCCAACCTCTCCACTTACTGATCCTTAGGTGCTTTCGCACGAAGAGGCCATCTGGTGCATCTCACCAGAGTCGGTAGCGTTTGGACTGAGAAAGAACGGGAACTGCGGCCACATACTAGCATACCCCAAAAACTTATGCAAGCTTTTTTTTCCAGATAAATTAGGGATTGGTAGTAACTCGTTGATAATCAATGAAATTTAAATTCTTAGGTTTTCCGTAAAACCATAGAATCACCTCCCATAAGCACCCATAAACAGCCATTTCATGG